TTCAATTATGAGGATAGATCTCAACCTTTTTCTGGTGCTAGTGGTGTAACACATCCTTTACTAGCAGAAACAGTAACACAGTTTCAAGCACAAGCTTACAAAGAACTTTTACCAGCTAATGGTCCAGTAAGGACACAGATAATTGGAGAACAATCTTCACAAAAAGAAGATCAAGCACAACGTGTGCAAGATTTTATGAACTATCAAATCATGCACGTCATGGAAGATTTTGATCCAGATCTTGACCAAATGTTATTTTATTTACCTTTATCAGGATCAGCATTTAAAAAAATTTATTTTGACACAACTCTCAATAGGGCTGTGTCTAAGTTTGTGCCAAGTGAAGATTTAATTGTACCATACAGCGCAACAGATTTAGCGACAGCAGAAAGAGTTACACACGTTATAAAAAGAAATGAAAATGAAGTACGTAAAATGCAGGTGCAAGGTATTTATAGAGATGTAGATTTACAGTATCAAGATGAAGATTCTAATTCAAATATACAACAGGCAGTCAACAAGCTTGACGGTGTAAGACCCACTGGTTCAGCATATAAGAATGATGTTTATACATTATTGGAAATACATTGTGATCTTGATGTACCTGGTTATGAAAATGACGACGGGATAAAATTACCATACATTGTAACAATAGACGAAGGTTCACAACAAGTATTGTCAATCTATCGAAACTTTGAAGAAGACGACTCTTTCAAGAAAAAGAAACAATATTTTGTGCATTATAAGTTTTTACCTGGTCTAGGCTTTTATGGTTTTGGTTTGATTCACATGTTAGGTGGATTATCGAGAACTGCAACGTCTGCTCTAAGACAATTAATAGATGCAGGAACATTATCAAACTTACCTGCAGGATTTAAAGCTAGGGGTTTAAGGATACGTGATGACGATAATCCGTTACAACCTGGTGAATTTAGAGATGTAGACGCACCAAGTGGTGATTTACGTGC